TTATAAATTTGTTTTCCCAACCATCATGAATTTGAGCAGTTAAATTTGATTGTAAGTAACCTAATTTTTTATTGATTGATATAACTTTATGGGCTACATCTCTAAGATATATGGTTGGGTTTGAAGGTGATTTTACCATGTAGATAAATTTATTAATACTAGCATATTTAGAAAAAGAACCATACATCGTAACTCCACCATCAAGAGCTAACCACGCTTGGTATTCTGAATTTTGTATCTTCATTTCATCAACCTGCTTTTGAGCCAAATCTTGAACCATCAAACTTGCTGCCTCTGTGATATCTATCTTTGCGTTCATAACCTTTATTTTTTTACATTTGGTACGCTCGAACCTTTCGAACATATAAAGATACGAAAAGTATCCCGGGTAGCCTAATGGAACCGCACTTATTTTGCTCTTTTATTTGAAGCTCTAATAATATCATTTAAGGTATCAATAACTTCACCACGATTTGCACCCGTACAAATTACTTTAAATGCCATATTGTCAATGGTCATAACATCTCCAATGTTTCGCTCAAATTTAGACAAAATATATCTAACTTCCATTATGGTATTTTCCATTTTACGTACCAATCCTATGTGAGTTGTGTTCATAACCTTTATTTTTAATATTTGATGCGCTCGAACCTTTCGAACATATAAAGATACGAAACATTTCCCGCGTCTCCAAGTGAAGGCGCAATTATTTTAATGGGAGGTTCACAATCATTTTCCGCAACACCATCATTAACATACAGATGAACCCTAGACACGGATAGACCCCAGAAATGGTGCCTTTTGCAATTAATATGTTTTTTGTATGCGTAATGAACGTTAATAATATTTAAACCAACGAATTTAATCTGGCGGTGCCTATGGCTGTGCTGTGTTATTGAATATTATTTATGCGTTTTTCATGCGTAATGTGTGTTTATAACAGGGAATAATACTTATCTCCATCATTTTAGTTTAAGGGTATGACTGTTTTCGGTCATTTGGAGGTAGTTACGTTTGTTATTCTGTTTTTTACGCTAATTAGGCGTGTGTTTCGTTATACATATGTAAAATAAATGGAAAATGCATGGGGGTTCGTATATATTTTAAGGTAAGGTAAAAAAGGGTTGGGAGCGATGAAAATGGGTTAGATAACACCAAATTCTCACCCACCCATTCACGTACCCATTGCCCACATACCCCTATACCAACCTTATATTAACTTTACCTTAACCATACTTTAATGTTGTTGCCTCCACGTTATCCTAAGTTGTATACCGCATTGGCTTTAACACCCCATATAACCCCATATAGCATTAACTCTACTTGTATATCTCGTTGAATTTACGCTCAATTTTGGGTGCGCTAGTATATGGTTTGGGTACCGTTTTTTGTGTCTTTAACCATCCCATCAATTGTAGGTAATTTGATTTTGCCGAATTTTTACTCATAATAATGTTAATTTAAATTTGTGTTTATTGTTGTTTATGTATTGGTATTTGTATTTGTTTACGTGTTATGGGTTGTATTATTCTGAATGTTCTGAATATTATTATTATTATTATTCATCGTAGTAGTCCCTCCCATTGTTATTATATCTCCAGTGGGGGGGGGGGATTTATGATTTAGAAAATTTTTAGTGTTAATTTTCGGCTATAGTTTTTGTTTTCATAAATTTTAAAGCGGAATTGGATTTGATTTTCAATTAGTTGCATACCTTGACAGGTGTTATACAATAGTTAGCAGTAATGTTAAAATGGGTAGTCAATTTCAACACTATACCCTAAACTCTCCAATACTTCTTTTAATATTGATTGAATGCTGTCAAAATCTCCATGCGTAACTTTTATATCATTTATCCAAACATCAGTTCCGTAAGTGTGACAACATCCGTCACCGCAATTGTGCTGCCAAGAGTTTGTTTTTAAAACAACACTACTGCTAACAGCATTTTGGCAAGATTGGGCATTCGTGTTTAATTCTGACATTGTTTTGGGTTTTTATAATTGGTAAAATAATCGTTAAAAATTCCAGTAATAGTTAATTTCTTTTTCATAGTAATTAATTTATTCTTGTTCGGTTTCGGGCATTAATTTTCCACATTTTTCACAAGATGGGCTTCCAAATACATCGGTATAATTTGGAGTGTAATTGTGGTCGCAATTATTTTGATTTTCCATACTAATTTTTATTTTAAAACCCGCACAAATGCTAACACTCGTTTTGGGCTATTACTGGCTTGTTGGTTAATTGACAGGTGTTATACAATAGTTATAAGAAATAGCTACGATTCCGTTTCGAAATACATAAATTCAAGACATTTATAAACACTTAAATTTGTTAACCAACAATCTCTTATGTAGGCTTTATATTTTTCAAAATCTTCGTCGGTATATCTATATTTATCTTCTGTTCTTCTTTCTTTTAATCTTTTTAAGTAATTTTCAAACGTTTCTCTAAAGTCTCTATCGTCCATTTTTTCTTTATCATTTAATACATGAATTCCATATTTTAGAACAATATCCAATTTGATATATACAATCATCTATTGGATTATGATAATTTCCTACCATTTTTTCTGATAGTTTTATTGATGGATTAAAAGATACTAATGTTCTAACACATCGTTCGTCTCTAAAATCCCAAGGTGTTTTTAAACTTAACTTATTATAAGCATCAGTTAAAATTCCACAATCAAATCTAGCAGAATTTCCCCAAACTATTGGTTTAGGTGATATATCTTCAATAAAACTAGATAATTCATATAATGCAGAGGCAATATGTAGTTTTTCCCCACTAAACAAATCCTTTTTAGCTTGTTCATTTTGTTTCATCCACCACTCTAAAGCTGATCCATTTATTATTAATCCAGTTTGTAAACAAGAATCTAACGATACAGTAGTATAAAACTTTTTACCAATCTCTCCTGTTTCTAAATCAAATTGTACTGCTCCTATACTTAATATTGAAGAATAGGATTGATTACCCATTGTTTCAATATCTAACATTATATTATCCATATTTTAAAAATTTATATTAACATCTTATTACACCTTCCTCAAATGTAGGATACGGTTTAACATTTCCATCATGTATGGTTTGATATTCTTCTTTTAATTTAGGATCTGTTGTTATAGAAGAATCTATATCATGTTTGAATACTAAATTTAAATGATTTTTAATAATTTAAGTTTCAGCATCATTTATATTTTTGACGTCACTTATCTCAAAAAAACCTTGTAGCCAATAGGCAAAATCTCACCTTTCAAATTTTTGTGAACATTTGTAAACTCACCAGTATAATTATAAAAAGGTGAAAATTCATTTGAGTTACCAGATTCCATAAAATCAACATTAACCATCCATAATCTTCCATCCGTATCCCAATTCATTGACATTATCTTTTTATAACCCCAATCTTTACCATTGGTGTCTGTTATTTTTATTCTTGGTTGTTTCATTTTTATAATTTTTAAAGTTAAATAAACTACACATAGCAAGGTGTATAAGAAAGTTTGCTGTCAGCATTTATGGTTAATTTGAAAGTTCATCTAAGCAAACTTTCTTATACACCCACCGTTAGTGTCTATTTAGCGAAACTAATAGTGTCACCTATATTATACTTCCTTTCAGGTAAAACAATTGTTGGTCTACCCTTAAAAACATTAGTACCCTCTCCACTTTCCCTATGTCCATAATATTCGCACATTCCTTCACCTAATTTATCAATTTGATTTATCACAAATGGGACTTTACCATCAATAGTGGGGGTGTTATCACATCCGACAAAAAAAACAGCCACTAACAGTATTTTAGCAAAATTGCGACTTGGGTTTGTGTTTTTAAACATAGATTTTAATTTTAAAGATTAGTTTGTATTTGCGTGTTCAGTATTAATTTTCTCAACTTCGCCAAGATGCGAAACGTTAGTGGTAAGGCTATTTATCAAAAATAATCTCGTAAACAATTCTAATAACTATTGCCACCCCAATTAATCCTATCCAGAAATATAGTGGGCTTGTATTTTCAAACCATTCAATTACTTGTATCATTTTAGTTAATTATAGATTTTGTGTTAAATTAATTAAGTAATATCCTACTATAAAAGTAGTATAACATACAGTAATAATAATTAGCCCCAACTGATATCTACTAAAAGTATACTCTGTATATTTATTTGGCACGTACACTGAAATAAAAGATAGGACAAGCAGTATCAATCCTATTATTAACATTTTCATAGCCTTTATTTTTAAAATTTATTATACTCGAACCTTTCGAACGTGTAAATATACGAAAGATACTCCAGGTAGCCTAACTTATTTGAGGTTATTTTTCACCTTAATTAATCAGTATTTAAAATAACAACCTCCCCAAAATCTGGGTCTGTTGGCTCGTAATTATCCCTTAACCACATTGCACAGTTATAGAATGTTGTCTTATACCTTTGAAAATTAACTAATGCTCCTCTTTCATCTTCAGGACATTTAGCAAAAGAAAACCTAATAGCATTTGACATTAAATCATCATCTGTAATATTTTTTAATTCCATAATTTATTTAATATAAATTTATTAATAGCTCGAACCTTTCGAACCCGTAAATATACGAAATATATCACAGGTATTCTAATAGGAGCGTTTTTATTTTAATGGTATTTTTTTAGTTTTCTATGGTTTTAAAAATATATATGTTATAATTTCTAACGCAATAAAAATCAAAGAAATTATATCCCATACTACGAGTTTATGGTTAGCACCCTCTCTACCATAATTGATTCTATCAGTACTGTTCTCAAATCTTGGACCTAGATAAAGAAATACAGCAATCCCATAAAAATACCCAAAACAATCTAGTGAGAGTACTAAAATTGCCATAAGTATTAAAACAATAAACACAAACATATCAAATACATCTTTTTTCATGATTATTTTATGAGGCTTAAATCATAAGCGTTAAGGATTGAATCTTTATCAATAGCAAAAATAGGAAATTCATCTCCATATTCATCTGTACGATAATCATCTATTTCTAAAACAGTTTTTTCACTAATTACTTTTGCTTGTTCTATACAATGAAGTTTAGCAAAAGTTATTAATTTTTCTTCTCCAGAATAAGTTACGTATCTAATGTCTTTTAAAAATTCTTCTGCTGTTACCATAACTATTTAATGTTTTTTATTTCCATAATAAATTCCTATTTTACTTCCACTCTAATTTTGTAAGACATTCCATAGGAATATTGGGTAAAATATTGTGTTGCCACCATTCCGAACCATCATATTCTCCTCGGGTTAACCAAGAATCATCTTCAAGCCACACCGTGCCAAATAATTCTTGACCTCCCCAACCATCATCATATTCATAATCTAGTGAAGTCAAAAATTCCAATAAATCCGTTTCAGAATAATTTAATTTCAAAACTTTTTTTATTGTCTTGTGTTCGTCTTTTGAGTATTGTATTATGGCACACTTAATTTTAGCTGTGTGTCTTAAAATTTTTAATAATTCAATTTTTGTATTTATCATATTTTTAATTTTAAAAAGTATATCTTAACTTTTAATACCAGAGTCACATCTTAAAATCCCACCCCATAACATCATATTAGTTATTCTATTTTCTAATGTTTTCCAATCTTGAGTACTAATACAATACATTATTTGTTGATACTGGAAATCTATAGTAGTATTGAGCATATCTCCCTCCCAGAAATTTTCATCCATCTGATATGTAATACCTTTATATTGAAATTCCATGTTTAGTTAGTTGAATTATCATCAGCTATTTCACTTTCATATCTCCTATAGTAGCTCAAAAGTTGATCGTTATTTCCAATTTCAACTCCTTCCCACTGTTCAGTTCCCATTAATTCATTTAACTTATCAAAATTGGTAAGAGATAAATAATCAATAGTTGATTTCATTACTACATTTATTAATTTTTCCATTTGTATGTATTTAATTTATTATAAAACACCCTTTTCGAATACATAAATATACGAATTATATTTGTGGTAACCTAATAAAGTATGGGGTTTGTTAATTTATATCTTCTATGCTCCAATCTATAGTATCATCTTTGTCTAAATCATTTAAATAATATTTTTTCCACATTTTATCATCATCAGATAAACATTCACTACATATTACCTTTTTTTTAATTGTAAAAATTAATTCATCATACACCATCAACTCCATTTCTAATTCTTCTGGTATTTCTATTTCATCCCAACTAGCAGATTCTCCCCAAACTTGGTCTCGAGTATAACCATTTTCAGCACACCATAGGTTGATTTTATCCTCAACCCAATCAAGGATAGGTATTTGGGATGCAAAAACAGAAGGCATGTTAGTTGGTTTATAACACCACTCACAAGTTTTATCTACTTTTAATGTTTTATTTTTTTTGGTATTATTCCCCATTATTTTTTATTAAAAAGTTCTAAATATTTTCAATAATTTGTACCTCCTCTATTAATTTAAGGATTAATAAAGAATCATTACGTCTAACTACTCGTTCTCCCCCCACATGATTAACCCATAATCCTAACATAGCCTCGTGAATTCTATCAGGTTGGTCTTTATATCTTTTTGTAAATACGTGGATTGGAGTTATAGTAATAACTTCATATAAATCTTCATTTACCTTTAGCAATTCAACTTTTCTCATCTATTATATAAAAATTGTTGGAGACGTTGGATTTTCTTCTTAGTTTTTAAATCTTGAGGGATTATAGACTTCAACTTAATAATTTCCATTATTATGTCTTTAGTTTCTTTTTCTTTCATATTATTTTAGATATTAGGCCAAATTATAATTTAAATTTCCAAATAAACCCACCTGCACTTTTACTTTTACCCCTAAGACAATGGCTAATATTATCATTTTTAATATTAGTTTGTTTCATAGCATCTGTTGCTGATATAAAAGTGTTTAGCTTATTCATATCTTTGTCGTATTGGATTATAGGTTTTTCATTTCCTTTGCCGGTTGCTTTATTAGATTCAGTTGAACGTTTATATGATGAATTTAGTTTAGATATTGAAATTTTATTACCCCAACCCATAGGGGATTCCTTATATTGTTTTATCTTACCTTCTCTTTTGTTTATCCTCTCTAAGTCACTAACTTCTCGACCTATTAATTTAGCTCTTCGTTTTTCTATGGTTTCTTTAGATTGTTTCTTACCCATTAATGCCTTGCTAATTAATTTTTTACTTTCTTCACTCATTTTCCCATTAGCATGTCCTAATCTACAAACCAAACCATTTTCACCTAAAACCTTTAACTTTAACCCCCACTCTAATTCTTTTTCATCCAATTGAAGTGGGGTGCAAAGTTCTACTATTTCAAAATTATGAGCCTCAACCCCATACTTCATAAAGGAGTTATATAATCTTCTCTGTTCTTGTAAAAATTTAAAATTATGATAATAGCCTCTTAATCTCTTTTGGACGTTTATCGATTGACCTATATAGATTTTACCACTTGGGCTAGTTAACTTATATATCCCACTTGTAGTTGGTATTTCTTTTATTTTATTTAGTAATGTCATAATATATGTTTTGTTATACATATTCAAAAATAAACTAAAAACATCAAGAATAAACCAAAATCGTAAATGAGGTTATAACATTAAATCATTGTTTTGAAGGAATGTCCAGAACCTTTCAAGCCATAATTCGATTCTTACCCCCTCAACTAAATCAGTAGCACTCATTCCATTTCTTCTCCTACTAGCTAGATATGCGATTCCGTTATCGGCACAATCTCTAGAGGTATTTAAGTCTCCAACATTTAAATATTCTTTAGCTCGAATAAGACAGTAATGTAAAATTTGTTTTTCAGGTTTCATATGGTATGTATTATTTATTTTTTTAATATATCGTAGTAAAATAAGATTTTCTTACTAAACCCTTAAAGCTAGGGATATTTGAATTTAATTTCATATTATATTTAAATGATCAATTTCTTTTAACTCCACAATATAATCAACCTCACCATCAATCTCTTCTTGTTCTTCTAAGTATTGATACCATAGAGGATTAGGCAACCCACTATAGTGGTCCCACAATTCTAAATCTACAACGTTGGGTTTTATTTTATCCATTTTTTTAATTAATTAAAGCATCTATATCAATACTATATTCATCTAATATTTGTCCTATCTCGTTAGCAAATTCTTGTATTCCGACAAAAACATCATCATCTTCACTGCTTTCATTTTCAAATTTCCTTTCTAATCTTTTCCTTATGTTGCATATATTCCACAAGGCTAAAGCCATATCTTGAGATTTATTAATTCTATCAAAACCTTCTTTATCCTCTGGGTTATTTAAATTGAATTTTAGTATTGCTTTCATGTTTTATTTTATTAGTTTTATATAAGATGTAACTAAGTCATAATACATGTCGTTTCCTATTCTTTCATAAGATTTACCATTTATCTCTAATAATTTTCCGTGGTTTTTTTCTGCTTTAATTGATCTTAGTAAAGGTGAAATATCTTCACACCAATTTCTTTTACCTCTCATAAACTTTAATTTATAATTAACATCTTATATGTAAATATACGAATACTATTGCGGGAAACCTAATATATATTGGGTTATTTTTTAAATTTTTGATAAAAAGTTATAGTTAATCTCTAAAATTTACTGTATTTTTTTCCTTATCCCATTCTATATGGAAGGGTTTTTGGGTATATCTATATTTTTCATCTAATACTGAGGCGTTAAAATAATGTGTACCTTCATGGAATTTATATCCTCTTCCACTATGAATATGCCCATAAATGTGGATTTGAGGCTTTACCTGTTTAATTTTATCAGATAATAAATTACAACCTAAATTATCATCAGGACAACCTAATACAGTATCTAACATACCATAAGAAGGTCCGTGTGTAACTAAAATATTAGTATTATTTGGAATCAATGCCCATTTTGATTCAAGTTCATAACTATTTTTTGGAAGGTTAAAAGCCCAATTGTGGAATGCAGGTTGCCATGGAGAACCATATATGTGTACATTATCATTAGAAAAATCTCCATTAGGTCCATCAAAGTATAAACACATTTCTTCATCCTGTAAGTAATCAATATCCTTATAAGAATTAACAATTTCTAATGCTTTTTTTGGGTGGTCTTCAAACATACGATCGTGATTTCCAGCTATAAAAATTTTAGTTTCATATTGCTTTAAGGAATTAAACCAATGACAAAAATCTTTAATATCATTTACATTGTAACCGGAGTTCATTAAATCACCTGCGAATACAAGTAAATCCCCACCAGGAAGATCAGATGGGGATATTAAACCATGTTTTGTATGGGTATCACTAAGTATTGAAATTTTAAACATAACTTTTATTTTTTATTTATACCATAATATACAAATAATATTTGAAAAAACCTAATTTGTTTTAATAAGTTTTTGTCTCTTGTTGATTAATTAAGTTTTCTAATTCTTTAATTTCTCTCTCTAATTTTATTTTGGATAAATCATTCCCTAAATACTTCTTTAAAGTACTAGAAGAATATTGTTTATTTTTAAGTAATTCTTTTAAATCTTGTACATCAGGGTAGTTATTTCCCCCATTTTTTGATGATTCTATAACGTTTTTACTAACTAATTTATTTACATTTTGGGTTAATGTATTATTTTCTATACTTATATCTACATTTTCAACTTCGGGGTATGCTTTTTTAAATGCAAAGTTTGCTGATATTACTAAGGATATTGCTAGGGGGTCAAAGACAAAAATAATTATTAATATTAAAAAGTTAATAATTTTATCCATAGATACCCCAGTAAGACCTGAAATGTACTTTAAGGGTCCTAATTCTCTAGCTTGTTCATTATTGTTTTTGAGGTTTAATACTTGTAATTGAAATTTTTGAAGACTATCAGTTGCTATTATTCTCTTTTCCTGAGTTAATTTTCTATTTTCCTCTTCAACCTTAATACGATTTTGCGCCATTCTAATCTCAGTGGTGGAAATTGTGGATCTAACGCCCCCAGATACCTTGGCGTCTTGTATTTGTATGGTTGAAACTTTTGCATTAGATAAAGTACTAATATTACTAGATATTCTTTCAATTTCCTTATCATATCTATTTATGTCTGTTTGATAAAAATCTATTTTTTGTTGGGTAAAGGATTTTTGGTTTTCTACAAGGGATAATTTGGAATATGTTTCTTGGTAGCCACCACTTAACATACCATAAATACCAACTGAAGTTATTAATATTAGAATTACTAGAGCAGATGTTAAATAAATCCTTAATAGTTTATTTATTGTCTTCCAGTATTGGAAAAGGAGGGAGGCTATTACTAATTTTGAGGCTTCTAAAAAACTAGCCATAATAATTACAGCAGTTGCAACCCCAGCAAATAATTTAGATAATCCTACAACACTATAATAAGCAGCTGTAGAACTTAATCCTAGGGCCACGAAGGTTATTATCCAAGGTAATATTTTATTTTTCATATTTATACATTAAATTTTTAATTACAGTTTATGTTTTAATATACAAAAAGGTTGGATACTATCCAACCTATCTTTTGTTTTTATTATAATTTAGTTATTTTCTCTATAGGATTGAAGTATATCCTTAATAGTTGCTTTGTCAATTTTCCTTTCTTTACCATTATTATCAACAACAAACCCCTTAGTATTCTTTCTAAATTCTGCGATATCAACCTCAAATTTCCCAAAATTAATTGAATCTGAATCTGAGAAATCCCAATCATAATCTGCCCAATCTTTACCTTCTGTTAGGTCTGTACCTAACACGTCCATCATTTTTTTAGCTTGCTCTTCAGTAATTAAACCTGCTAATTGATTCATTCTAATTAATTCTACCATTTTATTATAATTTTTTATGTTGATCTATTTTTTCTAAGATATGTTTTAGCAAGTCATTTTCAACTACACCTGCTCTATTTGCGTTTTTCATTATACTAATTAATTGAAAAACTAAGAATGGTGCTAATATAGTTTCACTTAGCCAAGAAGTTCCAGTAAATCCTCTTTCAATCGAGAGTATCATAGTTAATACTATTATCCAGAAAAAGAAGGTTTTAGGAACTTTTAATGCCTTTTTAGTTTGGAATCCTTCGGTTTTACATCCTGCCCATATACCAAAAAATCCATCTATAAATACCACCAAGGATACCGAAAGATATTGTTCTTGATTACTAACGGTCAGTTCATAAAAATAGGTACCTATAAATGTTAATAGTGTAGTCAAGGATAGTGTAATTAATAGGGTTGTTTTCATACTATATAACTATTTAACAAATTGATAAAAAATCCTTGTTTTATTAATACGGTCTTCTAAACCATTTACCCCCCCATTTATTTTTTTAGTAAGTAATGTAATTGTAGCATCACCAATTCCTTTATCACATAGAACCCATAGTTTATTTTTTTCAAAAAAGAATATGGCAGAATCAAAAGAATACTCAGTTGCAACTAAATCTGGGTGAGTTACAATTTCAGGTCTTTGTAAATGTTTAGCAAATTCCACATAGTTATTCTTACCTGTTAACTGAAGAGCACCTCTTCCTCTAAATTTCCACCCATCACCTGATGCTTCATCACCGTTTCCCATTCTATTGGCATATACTCTATTAGCTATTCTCTCGGGTTGACGAGCATAAGAATTAGCGAGGGTAATAGTAGGAAAATATTTTTTGAAAGTAGTTCCTAAGCCTTGGGGTGAATAATTTAAATTTTCTGAGAATGCTTTAAACTCTCCAGTTTCATGTCCTGTTTGAGCAAAGAAATGTGTTGCTCTTAGGGGAGAGAGCTTATAAAAACTCATAGCTTTTCTCATAGTATTAGGACCAAAAACCCCATCAACTTTAACTCCTATTTTTTCTTGTAAGCTTTGTAGACTCATTTTAGTTCTAATAATTTTAAATATTAACAGTCCTTATGGTATTTTTATTATACATATAAAAAAGGAGGTAAAAATTTACCTCCCTTATATTAAAATTACCATTAACATTTAAGTATTAGTAATCCTACTATGCTTCACAGCTTATACATTCTGAACTTGTTCTTGAACCTATATCTCCCTTAATTACTGAATCTGTTCTTAAGTAATATAAAGTTTTAATACCTAATTTCCATGACTCCAAGTGAACTTGATTAATCCATCGAGGAGAATCATCAACATTAAAAGATAAATTTAAAGATTGTGTTTGATCTAAATAACGCTGTCTAATGGCTGCTTGTCTAACTAACTCTAGTTGGTTAATTTCAGAAAATGTTAAGAATAATTCCTTTTCACTAGGAGATAAAACACTATCTGGTAGGTTTTGAGCAGATCCTGTATCGGATAGCATTAAATCCCACCATTCTTCTTTATCTTCACCCTTAGATATTAATAGGTCTTGTAATATTTTATTCCTACGAATAAATGTACCTTTAGCACCATTAAATGTATAGATATTAGCCGGTAAAGGTTCAATCCCGGCACTAATTCCACCTGTAATAGCTGAATTAGATACTGTTGGGGCGATTGCCAATAAGTGAGTATTTCTCATACCCGTACCCTTACACCAAGTAGGTTCTCCATATTCCATAGCTAAATCTCTACTTGCTTTTTCTGCTTTTAATTTAATATCCGAAAATATATTATGTGTGTGAGCAGTTGATGCTATAGAATTAAAGGGTAAACCCTTTTGTTGTAAAAAAGTATGCCACCCCATTACTCCTAAACCTAAAGCACGCCCCTTACGAGCATGAGCATGAGTTCTTGATAATGAATTGGTACCGTTGGATTTATCAATAAATTCTTGCATTACACCATCTAAAAACCAAGTAGCTAATTCTACAGTATCTGTATCTTTCCATTCATCATATTTAGCTAAATTTAAAGATGATAAACAACATATAAATGAATGTTCTTCATCTGTAAACAAGGTAATTTCAGAACATATATTGGTCATCGTAACCTCCAAATTGTTCATTAAATAAGCAATGGGGTTTGCTTTATTAACATTGTCCTTAAACATAATATAAGGTTCCCCAGTTTCCATTCGCGCTTTTAAGACTTTAGCCCAAGTACCCATAGCTTCCTGATCTCTAGCTTCTAATTTCTTCATAAAATTGTCTCCTACTACTACACATTGGTGTAGATTAAGACACTGTCTATTAGGGTCTCCTTTTGGACGACGAATTTCTAAGAATTCATCAATATCTCCATGTTCTATATCTAAATTAACAGAAGCTGCTCCTCTACGAACATTTCCTTGATTCGTAGCTATAATAGATGAATCATAGATTTTAGCCCATGGTACAACACCCTCAGATTTACCATTTCCAGATATTTCTGTTCCGCGTTTTCTGATGCGGGATAATCCAATCCCTACTCCTCCACCACAGGCAGTTAATTTCATTAGTTCGGCGTTTGTTAAACCAATTCCACGCACTGAATCGGGTGTATCTACCCCAAAGCATGAGATAGGTAAACCTCTATCAGTCCCCATATTTGATAAAACAGGGGATGCTAAACCCAACCACCCATTCCATAACAATTTAAAAAATCTGTTTTCTAATTCCGGTTTTTTTAGTCTAAAAGCAGAAGCTTTTGCTACTCTTCTATAAGCTGCTTTAACTGTCTCCCCGGGGAGTAAATACCCTTTACTAATGGTAGCTAATGAAATCTCATCAAAAAACTCAGGATAATCTCTACCTACAACCCAACTTTCGTGGTTTGACATTAATGAATTATTGTCCATACTTTATCTTTTTAATTTTAATGTTTATTTTAATCTTCAAAATCATTTTCAAATACCACTAAAAAATTATGTGGGATTATTGCTACATTTTGTTGGTTTTTCATAAAAAAATATGATTTTTCTATTAATTGAGATGAAAATGTATCGAATATAATTTCCTTAATAAAAACGTTTTCAAAATAAATTTTTGCTTTTTTCATATTTTTTTATTTAAAATAAATCGTTTACATCCCAATTTTGAACTCCTTTTGAATAGTTGGTACTTCTATTAGAGAAGAAATCGGTGTGTTGTTTACCTCCAGATAAGCTATCAAACCATTTCATTCTCTTTAGTGCTATAGGATCAATATCCTCTATAATGGGTCCATAACCTAAATCTCCCATCTTAGTATTTACTCTATGTTTAATAAAAGATACAAGATCATATTTAGGGCACCCTTCCAAATCTCCCATTTCATATACTTTATCTATAAAATCTAATTCTAACTTTAAAGATAGGTGGGCCGCTTTTATAATATCTTCTTTTAATTTAGGAGTATTAAATTCTGGTTTTTCTTCTAATAATGTTCTAAATAACCAACACCCTGCATCCGAATGTAATGATTCATCTCTAATGCTCCATTCTATTATAGTTCCTACTCCTTTAAGTAAGTTTCTCATTTTAAATGATAACAGAATAGCAAATGAAGAGAATAAATTTACACCTTCTGTAAAAGCAGAGAAGATAGCTAATGATTTAGCTCTAGATTCCCAATCAGGCACACCATTATGTTCATCTCTAACACTCATTAAATTTTGAATTTTAGCCATTATGGTTTCATCTTCCATAAATTCACTAAAATCATCAAGTCCTAATTCCTCATTTAATAAAGAATAAGCATCAGCATGTATGGTTTCAAATGACCCAAAAGTAACACCCATTGCTATTATTTCCGGTTTTTTAAACCAACTTGTTACCAAATTAGTCCAGTAATCATTTACTACAGTTTCGGTTTGAGAAAACCCTTTTAAAATAGAACCAATAATATTTTTTTCTGTTTCTGAAAGATTTTGCTTCCAATCATTTACATCTGACATCATAGGTACTTCACTTGGAAGCCAGTGCGCTTGTTGTTGTTTTAACCAATAATCCCTAGCTTCTGGATACTCAAATGGTTTATAAACTACTCTTTCTTCGGTAATGTCTCTTCTTTTATTCATTGAAATTTATTTAATTAGTGTTGAGTTTCTGTTAAGTTGAAAAAAGAGGAATCATATTTAGATTTTAATTT